AACGAAACCCATGTGCGCGAGAAGGTCTGGTACCCACCAGAGGCCGGTCCGGTCATATTCGTCTACTTTGACGAAAGGCCGAATCATACCTCAGCGGGCCAGTCTTTTAGCGCAAGCTACCCAGTAGTTCCTCAGAGGAATTACTTCGAAGTTGTATCTGCGGATGCCCCCGGGTCAAAGAAGGAGTGGAAGCCGTTTCAACACTACAAAAGTGCTTGGAACAGTTCACCCTCTCCCTCAACCTGGGCGCAATTCTCGGATACCGGAACTCCCGACCCAACGGATCATAGAGTGGGATATGTTGGTCCCAATAGAGATCCAATGTGCGGGTTTTACCTGGGAAGTGGAACGGTGGGAGAGTATGCCGTGAATCACGGCCTCCCATCATGGTACGTTCCAGACTCTCCGGACGGCTTCGTGCCGTATCCTGAGAATTTGGAACTTCTGACAGCATCTGCGATGAACTCAATGATGCCGTTAGTGAAGAGTGAACTCAGCAGTCTTAATTCGTTATACGAACTAAAGGACGTTGTTTCACTCAAACATACCCTAGCTCACTTAGATAAGAGTTTTGTCAACTTGGCAAACCTCACTAAGTTGGGGAACCTCGCTCGAGCCACGCAACGTGGCCTTAGCGGGTTCCTCTCGTCCGGGTTTGGCTCTACTTCTAAAGCCACCCTTAAACAGCTAGTCCACACATCAGCCGATGCCTTCCTGCAATGGAAGTTTAACATCAGGCCGATGTTGTCAGATATTGCCGCCGTCAGGCGTGCGATGTCCGAAATCAAGAAGCGTATAAACAGACTTCTTGATAACGCCGAGAAGGTTCGACACGCACACTTTACGCGTGTCTTCACAGAGTACAACGATACAAACCTAACCCATGGTCCTTACGATGTAGGTCCAACTTCCAGTTGGTACCCTCCATTGATAAGTACAGTGGTCCGGCGAGACGTTGTATACGAGCCTTCGAAGTTTCATGCGGAGGTCGAGTATAGTTATTACTATACTGATTTCCAGACTGAGTATGCTCAGTTGTTAGGTTTCCTTGATGCCTTTGGGGTAAATTTGAACCCCGCCATCATTTGGAATGCCTATCCTTGGACTTTTGTTGTTGATTGGGTCGTCGGCGTAAGCCGATGGCTCGACACCCTTAAGTTCAGGAACATGACACCGGTGATCGTCATACATCGGTACCTTTGGTCTATCAGGCGACAGCGCCATATTAGCACTCTCATCCAAAGAAATTGTGGATGGTATGCTAACGGCGCTGACCTCAGACCAACAGTTACCACAGCGGGGCCGCATGTTGTAGAGACCTGTTACGGTCGATACACTAAAATGCCGCCTCGAAGCTCGTTTCTTACGAGTGGGATAAGTTCTGACGAACTACTCCTCGGTACGGCCCTCGTGATAACACGAAGGTCGGGCCGGAAACATCGTCCTCATTCGAGGACTTAGTTAAGTAGTTATGCTCCCAACAAACCTAACAACAAATGAAGTCAAGGACTCCGCTGGTACAGAGGTCGAATTTATTCGCCTCGACAACGGAGATGGTCGCAAAATAGTGTTCGAAGCTACGACCGGTGCCTCACCTGCCCTTAAGCACAGGATTACTGTGCAACACCAAGAAATTGGTGTAGGGCTCAAAAGGCGGCGTCGGTCCAACATTCGAGTAGACAAAGAGTCTACCTCGTCTGTTGATTCGCTCACTACCGTCACCTCAGTGGCCTCCATCGTACTTGATTCGCCCGTAGGGGCTATCACATCGATGGCAGAGCCAAAGAAAGTGCTCGCCGAACTGTGCTCTTTGGTCTCCACTCTGGGGACCAATACGCACTTGTACGACGGCACTGGGAACGGTGCAGCCACGCTTCTCGACGGTTCGCTGTAATAATACGGCATCGTCTACAGAAGCTCCTTGCCCGCCACTACCCTGCTGAGACGCAGAGAGTGGCGGGCGTTTGGATATTAACTTTGGCAAACCAAAGGATTAAACTACCTAAGGCGAACCAAGGTTGATGTCTGGATTCATATTATCCTCGGATATGGCCCTGACACGTCCGGCCCCATCAGTTACCTCCGTAATGGAGATTACCCGAGCTTGCTCGGGTGTTACTGATATGGTCACGATACGTCCAGGTGCCCATTCGTAGGAGTATGATTCAAGAAGGGACCATCCTGGTCTCCCGAGAATAGCATATCTGCCCATCCTGGGTAGAGTTTGCCCGTTCTTAGGGGATCGATAGCCCTTCAGACCTATGGGTATGGATTCGTTCATATTCTGGTCTAATGACTCCGACAGTCACGACAGGAAATGCTGGGAGCTCTAGGATACATAGCTTATGCATGTAAATAAGAGCCTAGATGAGATAGAACTCATCACAGCACTCTTTCGTGATATCTGCAAGAATCATGACGGAGTGTTCAATACAGTTGCTGTTCGCAATACGGTCAAACGTGTTCGCGATCGAGTAACCACTGAAGGGTTAGCTTTTCTCACGAAAAGTTTGCCCCGCTTAGGTAAAGCCCTTGATAAGGCTCTATCTTGCGAAACACCGCTTAATGCGGCAGAACTTGGATTCAAACCCAAGTTCTTGGAACTAGAACATCTAGTTCTTCATTACGACGCCAAACCAATGGGTGCCGACGTGATGGAACCTCTCTCGAGGGTCTATTACGTATTTGGTGACCACACTGGTAAGGAGTTTGTTCGGATACTACAATACAATGGCAAGTCGCCGTTGTATCCGTGGCAGTTCGACACATGGGATCCTATAGAGGAGCCTATGGATGTAGTGTGCACGTTCGACAGAACGTCGTGCCGTGGTCTTTTTAAGACCATGTTACCGATGTTTATGTTCGAATTGTTTGAGCGGGTATTACACCCGGACGGTTCGGTCCGCAGCGATGCGGATCCGAAATACGTCAGAATAATCAGGCAAGTTTGTTATTTGTTTTACAAATACGAGCTTCCTTATTCAGATGAACAAGAAAACCAAGTCGTCAACAGTTTTAAACAAACTGAAGAAGACCTCGTCAGTGTTGACCGCAATTGTCTCCACACCAGTGAAGATATTGCGTCCTCTGCTACTTCTCGCGGTCGACGCTTTGAAGCGTTACCGCAAGTAGCTCTGGCTCGCAAGATCCGCAGGACCCTTCACAAGGTCTTTGCGGGTTTTGATCCGCGGGACATTCT